TTTTCTTTTCACTTTCACTCATATTTGCCTGTTCTTTCTTTTTCTTTTCTTCAGCTTTTTCTTTTGCCGTTGCCTCTTCTTTTTCTTTTGCTGATTTTAGATCATGAGTGGTAATGGCTTGCGATACTCTCCTGTCCGTTTCGCTCTGTAGGTGTTTATTAAAACTTTCTTCCAGTCCAGCTTCTTTGATAGCTTCTATAAGCTGTTCCGGTGTAAGTTCAATTTTCCCTTTTAATTTTTCAATCTCTGCGTCAATTTGACTTTCATCAGTCACCTTGATTTTTTCTGCTAATCCCTCATCGAGCCCTGCTTTTTTTAGGGCAGTTTTAATTTGAGTTATTAAATCCATTTTACTTATTCTCCTTTATAATTTTATTTTTTACTTATTTTCAAAGCCGAATTTCTTAATACTTCAGATATATTACTCTGTTTATTTTTAATTTCCCTCTCTACTTCCAGCATCAGTTTCTTATCTTTTCTGATTTCTACAGCCTTAATCAAAGTATCCACTGCGTTAGCAATTTCCCATTTTTTCTGTCTTTCTTTTTCTGTCTCTGGCATTTCTTCTATACGCTCCCAGTTTAATTATTTCTCCATAAAAAAAAGAGCCAACCTAAAAAAACTCGGTTATAAAGTCTTTTCAAATTGGCTCTCTATTTTGGAGCTCTATTTATTTATTTGTTTTTCAAAGATTATCTTTATCTATGCACTATACAAAGAGGGCAAGTATCTATTTCTTTTGTTGAATTTATACATTCATCGGTTATGTCGCAACCTCCCCATCCTTTTTCATTGGCTCTGGGATGGAAATAGACACAGTTTTTACAAATTTTTTTCTTTTTTCTTTTTTCCACTTCTTCCAGCACATTGTGAATTGCTAACCTATTTAATATCATTTTTGTCTCTTTTTTTAAATTATATAATAAAATTCTCTATTAGTCAAAATTTATATAATTTATTTTATTTCGATATTGCCTTTTTCAATCTTTCTGCTGCTTCTTTTACTTTCTCCTTAGTCGCTGCCTCAAAAGTTCCCTTGTTTTCTTTGCAATGTGTTCTTGCCGTTAATTCTGTCCAAGTATCTATCGGATAACGAAACGCTTGTGTTGTAGTTGTGGTTTTTCCCTTCAATCTTCCGATAATGATAGACAATTTCTTTCCGTCTTTGGGACCTTTTCCTTCCTTCGTTCCGCCCTCAATCGTTTTGAAGCTATCATCCTGAAAAAGCCCAGGGCTTTTGATTCTACAAGAATGAAAATTAGGATATGGCATCTGATTCACCTCCTGAATATTTATTTTAGATAAAATTTCTTTAATCCTTCAGAATACCCTCAAATTTGAACGTGGAGTGCCTCTCTTCTTGAATCTTTATGTTTTTAATGTAATTGGTAGCCTATTATCCATCTATCGTTTATGATCAAACTCTCCTTAAAATCATTTTGCGACCATTGACTTATATGAGTCTCATATATATTGCCAAACATTGTGCCCTGTCCGCTAATATAATTGGGGGTTGATATTATATAATGCTTGGCTTTTTTAAGCATTTTAAGCCCCTCTTCTTTTTTTATGTGTTCAATAACATCCATAAATAATATCAAGTCATAATTCGCTAATATTTCATTATTTTTAGTTATGTCTTGATTATAAATATTATTGTAAATTATATCATACCAGGGTAATTTAGTATATTCCTTAAAGATTTCTATTGCGTCTATTCGTTTTTTCCAATCTTTTGGGCATAACCGGCCCTGCCAGACTTCAAGATATTCTCTTAGCAAAAAACCCCATTTCCCGAAACCAGAGCCTACGTCAAGAATAGAATCCGGATTGATTCTCATTATTAAATCAATTACCGGGCTAATTATATTGGGCCTACCTGATGGCATTTTAATCTCTCTTCCATTTTTTTATAGATATAAAAATTAGAATTCGATTTATTAGGATATCTGTTTTTAATTTCTTTAATTAGTTTCCATTTCGGTAAATTTATTTTTATCCATTCTGAAAATTGTCTACTCCTGCAATGAAGTGATGAAAATATTGAATTATTATTATCATCAGAGGAATAAATAATTACAAATTTATTAGAAACCAAGAATAAATGTTTCATGTAAAGTTCAAATATCTCATCTTCAACAAGATGGTATATTACATCTAATGATAAACTAAATCCGGTTTCAAAATTATTTTCAATCCCAAAAGAATAAGGATCATATAAAAAGAAACTTTTTGTTTTATCTCCCTTAAATCGTTCCCTGCATATTACTATCGCAGTTTTCGCAATATCTAGGCCTGTATAATCATAAATTTTGAATAATGATAATTGGTTACCATCGCCACAACCAAATTCTATAATTTTAATAATTTCATTTTCTTTTATAAATTTATTTATAACTTCGGCTTTGAATTCCGCCAATTTCCCGTATGAACCTGAACCTGAATTCCCCCCAGTAATATATCTCTTTTCCCAATATTTTTTGGAATCAACGAAATCTTTATAGTAATTACTGTTCATGCTTATCTTAATATTTCCTTTATAATATCTTTAATTTGTTTTATCTGATTTTCCAAAGTCCACCCTTTTTCTATGATCCAATTTCTATAAGCATCCGAATAATAATTTTTATTAAGGATCAAGTTTATTGCCCCATCAATTGTATTAAATATATCATCCTTTCGGTATAATTCTTTGGCCCCTCTAAAATTATGGATTATAGGCTTTATTCCTCTGGCCATGGCTTCAAAAATACCATATCCAAAACTTTCATGTATCGATGTATGAAGCAGGAAATTTTTATCTTTCCAAAAATTCCCCATATCATCAATCCAGCCATAGAATTTTACATTATCCTGCAGCCCCATTTCCTTGATCATGTATTCCAGATATATTTTATATCTTAAATCCTGGAACGAACCTGCCACGTGCAATTTATATTTATTATCGATATCAACTAATTTCTTCAATATTTGTAAGGTCATTTGGGGATTCTTCTTATGATTAATGAACCCAACCCAGGCTATGTTATATCCGGGTTGTATTTCTTTCCATTTGATAGAATCTAGGTTGATCCCATTATAAACGATTTCTATTTTAACTTTCTTCTCGATACCCGGGATAGGTATTTTTAGAATTTCCCTGATATGAGGGGCCACTAGAATTAATCTATTTACGTTTTCCCAGATAATCTTATTGGGAAGTTGAGAAAAGGCTTCGTAAGAATGTAATCTTACAATTATTTTCTTGCCTTTTATCCCTTCATATCGAGTGCCGATAATTGCCACTTCATTGGCCCACTCTAACCAAACAATATCCCCATAATCGATTGCATTATATATATCTTGTTTATTTCTAATTATAAATTTTCTGGTAATATAGCTATTTGACAATCCTTCAATTATCGGATCTATAAATTGGTCAAGTCCTGCTGCGCATAAAAAACCTATCTTTTTCACTTATTTCTCCTTTTTATATTCAAAGTATTCTTTGTTTTCGCTGCTTACTATTACCCTTGCACAAGTATCTTTATCTAGCTCAATTTCGGTAACATAATTGTCAAACATATATCTACTTGTTGAATTATTTATATTTATAAATATAGTTCCTTTGGGTACGATAATGTCTTTTTTAGAAATGATTTTATCAGCTTTTCCCATTGTTTCTCCTTTCATTATGGCTCTAATTTTTCGCCTGATTCTCTGCTGATCGCGATTCCCTGTTTGATTGCTTTTAATTTTGCTGCCGCTTCAGACTTTTCGTTGCCGGCGGTATAAGTAAAACAAGATTTATTATTTTCTCCATATTTCCAGCCCGGTTTATTATTTGATTGACATCTCACTAATGGCATTTTATTTCTCCTTTTCAGGTAATTTTTTTGATTTCTTAATCTTCTTCGGTTCATAAGGCATAAAATCAATACCTACAAATTTTTCAACAAGATCAAAACCGCCGTCAGGTTTCAAAAAAGGATTTTTATTTTTATCTTTTTTTATTTTGGCCATTATTTATTCACCCACCTTTTATATTCTATTCCATACTTCTTGGCAAATATTTCCATCGCCTCATGAGTATGTCTTTGACTTATTACTCTTGCTGCAGACTTTGCTGCTTCGTTATAATCAACCCCGGTTTTTATCAAACTCTGGCGCCTTAGTTCATAAATCGTCTGATATTTATCTTGTAATCTACCATTTTCTATTCCATAAAGACTTTTTACTTCAGCCCCGGAATGTGGAAACTTTGTGCTATCTATTATTTTCGCACTATATTCGTATTGAGTTCCTATTGCCCTTACTTCGGTTCCCCTCTCATAAGCTCCCAGCATATTGAGATCAGGACCGGAAAAACTGCTCCCGGAAGGGTGATTATGTGTAAATAGCATATTCTTGACATTCATTTTATCAAAATCTGCTTGCGTGAAATTTACATAATTTTTGGTCCCGGATTTTTCAAGCAAGATATTTCCTTCTTTATCGACCGCAATACAGTGTTCTATTTTTGCATCGGCATACCTTTCGTTGAATTCTTCTATTCTCCTTAATTGCATATCCGCCTTTGCGGGCATAAATCCAGGTCCAATTGGTTTAGTGACCCCAAATTCAGGCATGCTTATTCGTGTTATCTCTTCTTTAAGTATAAAGTCCTTTGTAAAATTGTCTTTAATGAAATATGGTATATTCTTATATCCTGCAATTTTAGAAGCATTTTCTTTTATCCAATTCTCTGCTCTTTCAGGGATTTTTGAAATATAATTTGATTCAGCGATCTTTCCGGTTTTCATGAATTTAAGAGAATCTTTCTCGTTGAGCATGATCGAAGTTGTATAGCAAAAGCAAATAGGATGCCACCCTTCAAAGATAAATCCTTTCGGATATTCTCCCACTAGATCATCGCACATATCAATTTGAGGATGATCCCCTGATAAATGAACCTCTATTCCTGTCACAAATGGCAATTCTTGCCTTCTCGTATAATCGCTCATTCTATATGCCATGTTCACTTCGGTTCTGGTAAGTCTTAACGCATTCTTATAAGAACTTCTATAAATCCCCGCTCCCGGATGATAACCTTTGGCCGCCTTACTTAAGACAAGTTTCCCTTCCTGTCTAACTCTTCTAAATAACCTATTCGGTTCATTCAAATATTGCTTAATATCCCCTGCAATCCCTGCCGCGCTTCTTCCGGTAGATATTCCCGAAGCAAGATAAAGTTCTAATTGATCCTTCGCTCCATTCGTTAGATTCCAGACTCGTTCGCTTAGGTTCATCCCCGCTTCAGTCCGGTTAATAAAAGAATCCAGTGCCGTCAAGTTTAATTGATTAAATGAGGCTGGGATACCATCTTTGCTTAACTTTATCCCTTCGGCCCAATTCCCCACTAGTTTATTATTCTTTAAATTGGCCATATCCCAATGGCTGACAATCCCGTTTTGTATGTTGGTTTGGATATCTTTATTGAGATTATCCAAGATCACATCTACCTGTTTTTCCAGTCCTTTATTTATTTTATAGAAAGAGCCCTGGGATATTCTAGTTGGATTTTTCAATTCAAAAATGGCAGTTTTCATTGCTAAATCCCTAGACGCCTGGTTCAACACTGCTTCGATTTTTCTGTTGCGTATGATCATGTCCAGCATATTCCTGTTTTCAAATTGCTCTTCAATCCCCATTTAAGGTCCCTTTCTCCAATAAATTTGTATTTTCTTTATCGGCCACTATCATTAACTTAGGCAAAATTCCTTCTGCCATGGCAGATATTCTTTTTTTCCTTGCTGCCTTAATCAAAAATTTAATATCTTTGGAAAGACATTTACCCCCCGCTCCCCTGTAACCATCGAATAGTGGATCAAGGTGCATTGCATTAATATATTTATCAAGTTTAAAAGCCTCAAATAATTTATAATAATCTGCCCCGTATTTTTGACAGATATCGTATAGTTCATTCCCGAATACTACTTTTATCGTATATAAGCTATTTAAAGCTACCTTTAATAATTCTGCTTCTACCGGTTTCATCATTATTATTTTATTTTTATTGTCTACCACACGCTTGAATAATCTTTTAAATATCTCGAATACTTCTATTCCACTGGTCCCTACGATTATTTTGTCAGGGCAGATTTCATCCAAGAATGCTGTCCGTTCCCGTAAGAATTCAGGCAGATAGACAAATTCTCTTTTATATCTTTTTATAAATTTATCTATCATCCCTGGCATAAGAGTTGATCTTATCGTGATTATTCCTTTTTTGTTTTTAAGATTTATATAGCTTACTGCCGTTTTAACATCTTCAAATTTCATGTCTTTTTTTGTGGGCACGCATACGAATATAATTTCGCATTCGGAGATATCATCAATCAGGCCTTTAACCGGATCATATTGTTTAACCGGATAACCCATATCTTTTAATAATCCAGCAAGGCTGTTTCCGATAACTCCGCAACCCACTATGCCAAGATTTATTCTTTTAGGCTTCATAAGATTCTCCTAATTTTGATGTCTCTCCCTTTTCCTTTTCCATTCTTTTAATATCTTCCTCTGCATCGCTCACAAGTGGATTTTGTCTTACAGCTTCGTCTTGGCTCATTATTACATCCCCTCCGCGGGCCACTGATAAAGATTTCACTAATTCAGTTACACTCTTAGGCAAGACATCCCCGAATTGAATTGATATATCCAATTCTTCTAGGCTCTTTTTAGATTTCATATCGGTAATTGATAATATTGCTTTTATTAAATTTATTCTTCTGGTCAATCCCTCTCCGAAGATCTCTTCCTTATTTTTTGCTTTTAGGATAGCATCTAAAAACATAAATTTGAGGGTTTCGCCAGAGGTTTGATTCATACCTTTAACATTGTCAAAAGATAGATCAGGAGTAGATGTCATAGAGAAGATAATATCTTTTAGAGTGTTATATTCTAATTTAATGGATTCCGGAGCCTGATCCCAGGTTAGATATTCGGCATCTCCGTAATCTATTTTTCCTTCAGCGTTTGTCTCACCTGTAAATTGTAATAATTTCCCTACTTCTGCCTTTTCCGGAGGGTTGATAATTTTACCTTTGATTTTTAATGTGGGAGCCCCGAAATAATCGTTGGTATCGGCAAATTTACTGATCAGCATTTCGCTTCTATCAATTTCAGTTTGTACATCTGTCCATTCCGGTTCAACTTGCTCATAATAAATTACCGGGATCTTGCCATATAAATTTACACTCTTTTTAACTTCCCAAGCTGTCTTTTTAATACCATAAATAATACTATCAGCAGTGTAAATATCTATATGCTCATAAGTCTTTTCATCTGTTTCTAGTAGTTTATACCGTCTCGTAAAGGCATCCATATTGCCGTTATTGTCAAAGTGGGAATATATCTCATCGCCATTTTGGTTACATAATAGAACTACCTTGATATGTTTTATGTTATCGTTATCAATTATTACATACCAAAGCTCGGCCACCTTCGTTTCCACAAATAGCCGACGTGCCAGTTTTTTATTGAAATACTCTAATTTGTTTTTATCCCAGACGTTATTTATTAGCGAAAAAGTTTCCTGGTATTTATCCTCTTTGTTGTTTAATATTAATTTAGCGGGTTCACCAAATAAAAACGATACTGCCATATTAACAATTTTCTTTTGATATCGGATAACCAGCTTGGCTTGGGTAATTGTCTTTAACGTTGCTCCTTTCCCGATGGTCTTTACGGGCCTGTCGAGGATGTCATGTTCTCCTTCGTACTGTTTTCTGTGATCCTCTATTTTCCGCTCTACCGGGTCTTTACATAGAACGGTTGTTAATTTCGAAAAATCGCTTTCATATTTTTCTAAAATCTCTTTTATATTCATAATAATCTCCTCTCATTTACCTATTTTACATAACACTGATTATAGGACCCTTGTTTTTTTTCTTAAAATATTCCCAGTTCCTCAGCGGTATAGGGTTTTTCTTCTTCCTTCTCAAAAATCCTATCATTAAGGGCATAACGGATCTGATCCATAAAATGATTATTCCGATCCACTGGAACGTTAATGACATTACCATCTTTGTCTTTCTTCCACTGATATAATTGAATCTCATTGATTGCATTCTGGCATTTCCGGTCAATTATAATTCCAAATTGCTTTAAATACTGAATCCCAAAATTGACACTCCCTGGTCCTTTTTTGGCAGCCAGGGCATTTATATCATAGCCCCTCAATTCTGCTATTGATTTTGGCTCGGAAGAATCGCACCGGATATATTCCTTGCCAATGGCCGGCTTTAGCTTCCCCGCTATGACATCATTAGTCATTCCCTTCTCATATAACAATTCCTGTAGGATATATAATTTCTTTCCTTTTATGGCCTGTCTCCCGGCTGCTGTCGGATCATTTGCAAAGCCAAAGTCAAGCCCGTTATAATAGGTTCCAAACGTATTTTTGATTTGGGTAAGATCTTCAATCTTCCAATTGGTGAAAATCAAATCTCCTAATATTCCCCAGTTACCTAAGGTATAAACTTGCCTATAATATTCGTCCTGTTCGTTCTCTAATTCATCAATATCATCTTGCTCCAGGAACCTATTGTCTTTATAGGTTGTCTTTAAAATCGATAATTTGTCATCATGGTATTCAAACTCGCCCTCTACCCAATTGGTGAAATATTCTTTGAATATCCAGTGGGTCCGGATAATAGGATTGAAGGCCATTGTCAGACGTTTTAATACTTTAGACTTGCCCCTCAATCTCTTGTATAGTTGTTTGACATCGTCTCTTTTCGTCTCGGTTGCTTCTTCTATCAGAATGTCAGTGATGACCCCTTTTTCTGGAATTATCGATTTAAGTTTTTCTGCATCATCCAATCCCCTGAAAAGGATCTGATATCCGGTAATACAGGTTATAGTCATTTCTGTTTTGTGAATCTTGAATAATCTTTCTAGATTAAATGATAAAATAATCTTCCTGATTTCATTGAATACCGATGTTCGCAAGGTATTGGCCGTATTCCTGATTACAAGATAATTTCTATTATTTTCTAAAAGATCGATTACGCACCTTTGAGAAATAAATACCGATTTCCCGGCAGAACTTCCTCCGAAAAATATCTGCGTTCTGGTAACATTTTCCAAATAAGGGATATAAGCTTTATTAAAGACTTTTTTGGAAATCTGTACATTGACATTCATTCGGTAAACTTCACTTTTACATTTATATCTCCGGGTATATCATACTCAAATTTATCTTTCCACCTGTCTTTCGCTCTATTTTTTAGCCAGAATATCTGGGCTGCTACATTGCCTTTTATTGCAGTCGAATATAAAGCATCCTCAATGCTTTGGGTCCGACTATCTACAATAGATAAAACTTTATTATCAAATCTTTTTGATTTTTTTCGCCATTCCCAAATAGCATGACGTGATATATTAGCCGCCTTGCAGGCATCACTTATTGACACTCCCCCTTCAAGTGATTCGAGGAATGCTTCTTTTTTTTGTTCCTTAATTTCTTTTGGCATTTTTGGCATTTGCCTTCATTGCCCCTTTTTGTCATTTTTCTGTGTTTTTTGTGTTTTTTAAAATAAAAAAGCCAAATCGAAAAAGCAATCTCTGCTCTCTGATTTGGCTCTCTATAGATGGAGCTCTACGATATTCAGTTATTTAAAATTTAATCTTCCTTTTTAAAATAATGTAGTCCGTAAGACCTTTGTTCTCTCTGGGGTTGTATCTGCCATGGGTTTTTTAAGAGTTAAATAATCTTGGTCAATATACTTATCATCTAATTTTATATTCATATATTTATACAAATCTTTTTTTATATAGAAATCTTTCTTATATTTCATCAGTTTTTTTACTATAACATTCCCGAATTCTCCCCAGTTTACATCAGTTTCAAGTATGTAATGATTCATTTTGCCTACTTTATATTGATCCACAAAAGGATAGCTTAATTCTAATAATTGATATGTGGTCAATGGTCTGATAACCGGTTCGAAACTTACCCAGGTCTTTATCCCTTCATTATGTAATCTTTTTAATACTTCTATTCTTTCTCTTGGCAATGCAGCGTTAGGTTCATAATCTAAGCTTTCCTTTTCGTCTAGCAGTGTCAGAGTAGCGCCCACCTTTATTTTTTTGAATTTTTTGAATAAATCAATATCCCTTAATATTCTTTTACCGCCTTTAGATAATATTGCAGTGGGTATATTATATTTTAGTAATATATTCAGAACTTCCCTTGTTGTCTCGTATTGTATATCTGCTTGGCAGTAAGGATCACCCATAAAGCATAATAGTACCTGTTCGGTTATTTCCTGTTTTTTTAATTGTTTTTCCAATTTTTCTAAAATATCTTCTTTTGGTTTTATTTCTTCATTGGTTACTTGTTTTGTAAAAGGCATAGTTTTTACATAGCAGTATTTGCAATTATGATCACACCCGTTATAAATATTTAAGGAATAAGGGCTATATTCTCTCGCTTTTCCTTTTGGTATATAAATAATATCGCTCATCTTTTAACCTTCCTTTTAATCATTATATCACGAAAAGGCTTATTTCACAACAGTTACAGAAGGAATATACAAATATTTTTTATTATTTTTATTGATTATTATTATTTTTTTAATACCATTTATTGCCAGATATTGCTTAAATTTCTCTATGCCATTTCTGTTAAATATCGTAGGGCATTTCTTGATCATCTTTCTCGTGTAACCTATTTTCTCTAGCATTCTTACCGGCAGTCTGCCGAATATACTTTGAATGAAAGTTATGAATAATATCCCTTTGTATTTTTTTCGGAATATTATTTCCAGTTGTCTAAAGGGTACTCCGTAGGCATCCAGGTCAATTATATCATATTTGTTTAAATTCATTCCTTTTAGATATTTTATGTTATCTCCTTTTAATGTGCTTCCATAAGATATTCTATCGATCCCCACTACATTGATATTCTTAAATGATTTCCTCTTTATTTCTTTCCATATTCTTGATTGGCCAGCAAAACAATCAAGCACTTTTATGCTTTTCTTTTCCGGCAAGTGATTCATTCTTAAATTGATTTTGTGTTCAAATAGGAATTATCTGTTTTAATTTGCGGTCTGTTCATATTCACCTTTCCCGGTTATTTTATTTTTTATTATTTCTAATTCCTGATTTATTTCATCATAAGAATCTACATTTACGGAAATTAATATATGGACCCTTTTATATTCTCTTATGTCTTCCTCTTTTTCTATATCTTCAGTAGTCTCAAATGTTGGATCTTCCAATTCCTCTTCAGTAAATCCCACGTCTAATAATAATTCCTCATCGAAATTGGCCAGTATATCCCAATCCCATCCACCTAAATTTTTGTTTTCCCTTAGATTTGCTTCTCTAAATTCATCTTTGGTCAGCTTCCTATTTGGGACCCTTACATCGATTTCCTCTTTACCCCGGCCTACTAGCTGTAATATCTTCATTCGTTGGTGTCCGGATATGATAGTATTATCGGTATTTATTACCGGGATAGACATAAGATTAAATCTTTTTAAACTTTCTTCCAGATCATTTTTTTGCTTTTCGGTCATCGTTCTGGGGTTCTCTTTGTAGGGAATTAGATCATTAATTATTCGCTGTTCGGTATGCCATTTTAATTTTTTCATGATTCTCCTTTAAATAAATAAGCATTAAAAATCTTCTTTAGCTTTTTCTAACTCTTTTTGTTTATTATCTTCGATTTTTTCTGGATGGATTTTCATACTTTTAAATCCTATCCATCCTTTATTATCTTTGGGATTATAATATAATTGGACTTCTGTTTTGTCTCCAGTCCATTGTAAAGAATATTTATTCTTTCCTTTATCTGTGTATGTCGGTTCGCCAAATTCTTCTCTAAAGATTATTCCCAAAATATTATAATTATTTTTATTATAAAATACACACATTACTTTATAAAATTGATTGCTATAAAGATTAAAATTATAAAATATATTATAAAGTTCAGCGCTGCCTATATTATTTTTCTCATTTCTCTTATAGTAACAATTTGTTTTAGTATTTGTAATAGTTGGTTCTGGGTAATTACCTATAATATATTCCGTCGTTTCGCCCAAAAATTTCATATCCTCTGTTGGTGCATCTCCCCACTTCAATCCCCTAAATCCATCAGGTTCATTCTGAAAAGCAAATCCTGTTCCTGTAATTAACAATATTAAAATACTTGCCAATAGAATTTTTCTTAACATTTTTTACTCCTTTAAAGTTATTATTATTTTATTCGGGTTGTGATAATCAACTATATTTATCGCACCACAACGATCTTTCGAACATTTAATTTCTATTTTGGGGCCTCCTTCCTGGTGATTTTTGCTGATAGAAAAGAAAAGAGGTCTGCCGCATCTTATACATCTTATTTTTACCCTTTTCATTTTATATCGCTTGCCCCCATTAGTCAATTACTCCCACCTGGGAATCAACCCACCATATTTTTCTATTTCTTTATAACTTATTATTTCTTCAAAATTTATTCCCAGATCATCACATATAAATTTAATCATTTCTCCGTTGGCCTTATCCCTAGCGTATTTGTCCGGTATTATAAATTTTAGTTTAAAAAATTCTTCCGGATAATATTTTTTAAAACGCCTTAATTTGGTTTTGTCTGTTTTCCTAAACCAACCTTTGACTTCGATCCACCTCTTGGGGATCGGCAAATAAAAATCCGGTTTGTAAAATCGGCTGCCGCGTTTGATCCCTTTAAATTCAAATTCCCTATGTTCGTAGATTGATAGTTCCCCAGTGTACTTATAATATCTGCATACGTTGGCTTCCATTTTTGACCTGAAGAATTTCTTCAAGTCCTCTCTATATCCGCCTTTAGCCACTTCCATTTTTATATTCCTCCCATTCGCAAGATTTAAATATCCAGGGATTATTTACCCACCTCATAAAATCTTTATATTTCCTGCTTTTTAATGAATTATTATAATTCATAACATACGGTTTAATTGATCCTCGTTCATCTTTAATATCTCTTAATCTTTGTATTCTATAAAGATCTTCTTTAAATGTAGTGTCAAAACCGGTTAGGACATATACGGTTATATTTCTAGGCCTGATCCCCTCTTTAATAACAAGTTCTAATCCTTTTATTATTTCGCTTTCGTCTTTAATATTATCCCAGGCAAATCTTATCATTCTTTCATGTTTTATACTGGCCAGTAGTTTGGCATTTTCTTTATTTATAAGCCGGGCATCCAATCCCTGGTTAAAATCCATTCGCCAGCCTTTATCAATATATTTTTGTAATTTCTTAATATGAGAAGGTAAGGCCAAAAAATTGTTATCTAATAAAACTACTACATTAGATTTAGGATTTAGAAATTCCTCCACTTCCGCGTGCTCTTTGATCTTCCCTTCTTTCTCCTGTACGATACAAAACTTGCAATTCCGGATACAGCCCCGGGTTGTAAATCCCAAAGAATAGTCAAGATTATAAAGAGAATAATCAGGTCTAATATGTTCAATATAATCAGGCAATAATGTTAAATATTCAAAACCTGAGCCACCACATACCATGTCTTCATTTATATAACCATCATTCCTATTGCTTTTTTGGAATATTTTAGAGCAATAAATTATATCATAAGAAGCGTGCCATAAGGGTTGGTAGAATTCTACTTTGTGCCCTCTCCGTTTATGGTAAGTAGATAATTTCATTAAGGCTAAATTATGGTATTTTGAATCAATATCAAATAAGCCGATCTTCACAGTTAGATCTTCCCTAATATTTTCTTTCTTATATCTTGCTCAATTTTCTTTTGCTTCTTTTCCTCTTGTGATCTATTTATCAAATTTTGAGATAGGTAAAAAGGATTTGTTCCTTTATGTGTTTTAGATTCATAGTTTTGCTGCTTTTTTACTTTCTTGGCCCTTCGCCTATCCTTGAGCCATTTTTTCTTTTTTAGAAAGTCTAATTTTTTCATTCAATCACTTTCCCTCCTTGTCTTTATTTTCTTCCAGGCTTTTTTTATATCTATAAATTTCAAAGAAATCTCTAGATGTTAGATCTTCAAATGATAAAAAGGGTCCTTTTTGTCCACTCATAAACCCCGTATCCCTTGACTCAATAATGACTAAACGCTTATCATCTTTGTGAAGATCATTATATTTTGTTATTGCATTAAGAATCTCTATGCTTTGTTTATTCATTTAATTGTCTCCAATTCCGTTATTTTTATATCCACCCTAACAATATTAGGGTTTACCCTATAAACTTTTATTAATTTATCCTTAGAGTCCATTCTGTTTACGGTATCCTGGTATAGAAACAACTCTAATAATTCTTTTACCATTTGCTCAATGCTTTCCATCTTTCTCTCCTTTCTTTTTTAATAATGGACAACATTTTGGCCTATGCCCTACCTTATCTAGGTAAAACCATATACCGAAAATTTTTGTTAATTTACTACACCAGTATAAAGGTCTACCCCTTCGATTTTGATATGATATGTGCGGACATTCAAAACAAGTTTTATACATTTTTCTACTTTCTTTTTTAATCTAGATCGGTTCCGCCGAGTTTAAACTCTTTAATTTCCTCACCGGTATAAATTCCCAGTTCGGCCTCAATCGTTTTTATTCTCTTTTCAAAATCTTCCAAAACTTTAATCAAAAAACGTCTGAAATCAATATTCTTATAAATTACAAAATTTAATTCTTCTAAATCTTTATTCACTTGACCACCCCGATTTTCTCAATAAAATCCTGGACCAAAAACTTGTCATGTACAGTCTCAACCACTTTGTAATATTTTATATATTGATTATTTATCCTGGTATTTTCCTTTCTTTTGGCCAGTAATTCCGGACTTAATGTTTTCTCGAAAGCGATAAATTTCTCCTCCCTCTTTGTTTTTTGATCCTTCAGAGGTTTAAAATATCTCCTCTTATAGTCTCTCTTCCTGCCCCACTTTCTTAATAAACTGTATATAGTAGTAAAAGCCACTCCATACTCTTGAGCAATCTTTGTTATCGGTGTGTCTTGTTTATCCTTCCGGATTATTGCCTCCCGGTTATCCATTAACATTTTGTGTACTTTCGTTTTATCCACCATTCTTCATACCTCCCAATTATATTTTTATAAGGCCCCCCGGTTAGGTGCTTGAGCCAGGAACCAAAGTTCGGGTTTTTGGAAACTCCTAATTCCACCTTGCAGAAGGGCCTTATTTAAATTTACTTGTTCTTTAATTTCTCCCCTTTTTCTCCAATCTCCTGTCCTTCCCGGTTAATTTTACTATCTTACACATTCCCCCAATCCTCGAACTTATTCTTGTATCTATCTGCTCATCTATTTGCTGTAGTGAAAAATTAGACGTTATTAAAGTATGAAGCATTTCCTGCTCCCGGTAATTTATGATATAATAGGTTATCTGCTGAACGAATGCGGTTATCTTTTCCGCCCCGATATCATCAATAGCGAGGGTCCCGGGAAAAGAAGCAATTTCCTCTGCTCTTTCAAATGGGGTTATGTCATCATCTTTCCTAAATAAACTTTGTAATTCCATTATAAAACCCGGATAGCTGATCCATTCGGCTCCCTTTTCTTTGTCTCTCAATATTCCTTTTATTATCCCTGCCATTAAAACTGTTTTACCCACACCAGCCGTTCCTGTAATAAACATAGACTGCTCAATCCCCTGTTTTACTATGCCTGGTTTGTCGCATTCTATATCTCTAAATTTAATTGGTATAATGGTAAGCCGTTTTCGATATTCTTTATCTTTATAAATCGTTTTGCATTTATCAGAGCAAAAATATTTCCGAGGCCTATCCCATCTCTCTTTTGGAGTATCTTCAAATTCAAATTCCTTGCCACATATTATGCAAGTATCTTTATACTTCGTAGGTTTCTTCCAGGTGCTTATATTTATCTTCTCCTGGTTTTTTAGATCTTCGAGCATCTTGGTTACTTTTTCCATCATAATCTCCTTTCAAAGGAAAAACCCCTTGCCAGCTATTCATAATACTTTGGTTTAAAATGGCAATTTGTTCTTCTTCGTTATTACTTAACTTATTTAATTTATCTAATAATAATTCTTCTGCTCTTCCGGTCATTGGTTTTTTGATTTTACTTCTCATAGTTTTAAAATCTTTCCAAGCCTTTTTAAAATTATCACCTTTCTTTTTAAGAGTTTTTTTAAGAGTTTCTTTAAGAGTTTCTTTAGAGATCAGCAAAGACTTATCTCCCTTAGGTTTCCTGAATATTTTGTTATCATTTTCGCTAATTCCGTTATCATTTTCGCTAATTCCGTTATCATTTTTGATAACAGTCGTTATCGTTTTTGATAACGGATTTTTGTTATCATTTTTGATAACAACCTCCCGAATCGGTTGTAACCATTGATCATAGTCCTTTTGGAAGCCCCACCTGTTTTTGTTATCAAATTTGATAACGATTTTTCTTAAATAAAGTCCTTTTAATGCTCTCGAAATATTATATTTATTAATTCCCGTTAGTTTTACCCATTCCTTAGAAGAAATTACAGCACTTTTCAACTTGAGGGATTGCCCTTTTTTATCCCTTATTATTTTGCCTTTTTCATCTTTTTTTACCCATCCCCAGGTCTTTCTCCACAATGCCCATATGACCCTACTCTCATAGCCAGATAATTGCGTCTTTGCCAATGCCTCTGTTAATTCATTCGCTATATCAACATGACCATCTTCTCTTTGGGGATTAGCCATAACAGTTTAGCCCTCTCTTAAATCTTCTTCTAAAACATAATTGGTCTGCCCCATACCGTAAGCAATTAAATAAGCAAAACCATATTCTTGCCTTGCTATCTCTACAAATTCGATAATATTAGAATCATCATCATAATTATCATTATTTACTGAGAATATTGTTTTAAATACTAACTTTCTTCTACCCACAATATAGCCAGTTCTTTCTTTTTTTAATTCAATAAATTCTCTTCTTTCCAATACTTTTTCTTCACCCTGCTCAAAATCTGGTACATCAAAATATTGCATATCTATCTCTATCTTTTTCGATATTCTTTTATACTTAACTTTCTGACCTAACCTAAATTTCATAATTTTAAATCACCCCCTTTTTATAGAAATGCCAATATTTTTTATAGTCTTTTTATAGTTTATTTATAGTTAGTTAAATCTAATTGATAATAACTTTCTTCCCTTCTAAACCTCTCATCTAATTCCTCTAACGCATAATCCATTCTAAATTGATATTTGCTTTGTTCCTGCATATTAAGTAATTTCTTCCAATATTCTGGAAAATATTTCCATAATGCTTTTAAATCACTTAATGACTGCAGCGGACAATTCCAGCAACTAACCCTATCATATTTTTCATACAGTCCGCCCCAATCAAAACCTTTTCCATAACAATATTTCAAAGCATCTTCCTCTGTTATTTTCCAATCCACCAATGGGTAGCAATAACCTATCGTCTTTTTTATACGTTTCCGTTCATCATAACTAAAACCAATCCATTGAGTATGAGGTTTATATTTATTGCAAAATTTATTGATAGTATCTCTCTTTTGAGACATACACCATCTAACTTTCGGTGAAGGGAATCCTCGTTTTTCAAATAATTCTTTAAAACTAATCTTGGGTTTCAATCTTACAATTTCCCTGTTTATATATTTTTCCAATTTATTAATATGTTTAATCGTCCCTGGGAAATCCCAGCCGGTATCGAAAAATACTATATGATCAACCTCGAATTTCTTTTCCAGCATCATCAATAACATTGCTGTGCTATCTTTACCCCCCGATAAACTTATTATGTTAGTTATTCCTTGCATTTGATTGGCTCCATTTTAAAAAATATTTTGCTGGACATTAGCT